GCTGTACGATCTGTTGCAACCGGGATTCGAGGGCCTTTCCCACTTCGACCGCTGGAATAAACAGGGCCACGGACTCCGGGTCCACAGCCTTCATCACGGTCACTAAACCCTCTACCGAGTTGCGGTATTCCAGTAACTTCTGCATCGCCATATCGAGCGTCTGTTTTTGCAGGCCGCCGGTCTCAGCCTTTGCCTGACGCTCCCCCTCACCCGCAATAATCGAACTGGGCATTGGAGGGGCTTCCATTGGCTGACGAACCTCGGGAGGAGGTGGGCCGCCTGCCATGTTTTGGGAGGGCGACATCCGTTACTTTTTCTTCCGGCCACCGCCACCAGCGGCGGTCTTGGACTGTTCAATCGCCCGGTGGCTCATCACCAGGTTGGCCGCGTCTCCCCAGCCTTTTACCGGCGTGCGGGAATCGTGGCACTGGTCGCCTACGATTTGCCACTGGCCGCTCTTGGGATTGGAGGAGGGGGACTGGATGGATTTCCGTCCCATTTGAATATTGTCGCCTACCAGTTGGAACTGGCCGCTACGCGGATCAGACGAGGGGGAAGCCTCCGGGCCTCTGCCGAGCGGTTGCTCCGTACCCATGATCTGCATTCTCTTGCTTGCCATCCCAAACCCTTTCCGTGTATAGGGGGCGGTCAGAAGCGCCCCGGTGGTGACAGCCGCCCCGTCTCTCACCTAGGGCAAATGTTACTTGCGGCTCTTCTTGCCGCGCTTACGACCCCGACGGTACATGGTTGTCACCTTTCTCCGACATCGACATGGAGCCGACATCGGTACTTGGTCCTGCCGTTGGATCGGCAGCCATCCATATAATCAATCGGTTGCGGTTATTTTGTCAAGGGATGCTGTAGGTTTTACTGCGGATATGTAAGGGAGGAGGCTATAGAAACCAGTTCCTGACGGTTACTAGCCCCCGTTCTCCGCATGACACGATGGATGTAAACGTCGATCGAGGTCACACTTCTCCCTATCCGGCGGGAAATCTGAGGAGAGGTCAGGCCCTCCGCTAGTAGGGAGCAGATCCGGACGGCGTGCGGCGGCAGGCTCAGGTCTCGATCTTCAATAAAATCCATCAGCGTGGGCATGGCTATACCGGTTGCGCGTTCCGTTGGCCTCGGCTCATCCGAGGCTTCTTCTGCGGGCCAAGACCCATCTGGTGCTCTTCTCCGATCTCGTGCATGATCTTTTCTGAATTTCCGATTTCTAGCCTACGGTGAAGCTCTCTTAAGCTAATCGCTCCAATGGTATAGAGAGAAACAGCCATCGCTTTCTCCCGATCGTGGCTGCCGGGATGGGTGGAACCGGGGGTAATCTTGATCGAGAAATTCCGGTGGAACTCTTCCGGCTGCCCTGCCCAGGAATACATCGTTCCTGGCTTATAGTCGAAATCGTGCTCTGTCAGCCCCTTCTCTCCCAAGATCCGGTACCGCTGATCCCGGCTCCAGAACTGCGCGACACAGGGAACCGCGATCCGTCCCGCGTCCTCTAGGAAGCCGTCGATATTCCGAATCTCCCGGCGGCGTGGAGTCGAGAGAGAATCCTTGAACTGCTGGATAGTATCTCCCCCAGGAAGCTGCTTCTTTTTCGCCATCTGGGTCAGATCCAGGGAGCCAGAGGTTTCCCGGAAGGTTTGAATCAAGTACTGCTGGTACGCCCCTACATAACTAGGAAGTACCGGAGGGTCGATAAACCGCACATCGGTCGTGGGGTTCGCCATCGGCGTCAGCTTTAATTTGGCTCCTGGGCGATCCGTGAAGAATTTCTCCCAGGTGGTGGCGTTCACCGCCCCGTCTTTTGTCACTGAGATCGGCTTGATCGCCTTGTCTACCACGCTTTCCACTCCGCAACCCACATGGTTGATGGAGGCGTTGAGTGGCTTCATGTCGCGATAGGCGGCGAGACCCCCACTGGACCAGACTACCGGGTTGAGGCGGAGCTTTGCGAAGGGGAATAGGCCGTGCCAGTAGGGGCTAGGGCCATCGTACATCACCCGGTCCCCACCAAAAACCAGGAGGCGCTTCCGGGGGTAGAGCCGCTCTCCGGGTTTTACCCGGTACCAGTAGTTGTGGGAATCCAGGCTCCGGTAGGGGTCTTTGACGATTACCTCCCGCCCGGTCTCGTTGGTGTGCCAGTCTTCGATCCAAAACTCCTGGAGTTGGATGAGGGGGAATTCGGCCTGTTGGTCTTCTACTCCCGAGCGAGGGGACTGGCGGACCTTGTGGTACCGCATCGAAGGGGACATGGAATTCCAACTGTACTCATTGATATTCCATGGCTTGGTGTACTGGTTGCTCTGGATGCCAATCAACCCAACCGGGTCAGCCTCGCGCTCAATTCCCTCCGCTCGCTCTCTCCAGCGCTGCTTGTAAAAATGAGGCGGTTTGAATGCCCGGTAGAGAATCGCGGTGGAATCCTGGAGATCCTTCCCCTGCTGGATTGGGATCACCGTGTCCATTCCGCAGGAGATGATGTTGAATTCTCCAGGGTAGGAGCAGGCGATCTTCCAGTACCCGGTCCCAAAGAGGGCATGGTCGATCACCTCCTCTAACGCCTGGTCCATCCGGCGCGTATCCCATTCGGTCTGGATCACCCCCTTGATGACATCCGCCGCCTTGCGGTACTGCTCCACGTAGGTGGTGATGTCGATGGCCGGTTGGATATCGGTAAGGTAGGAGAGGGTCTCGATACGCGCCCTGGCAATCCGGTTGTCGGTGAACTTCGGTCGCCAGGAGGGAAGGTTAGAGCCGTTCCAGTGACGGCCCTCGATCAGGTCGATGTACGAGCTAATCTCTTCGTATTCACAGTTATCCCGGAGTTCGGAGAGGCCCTGCTGAAGTGCCGCATCCCGGTAGTCGAGGAGCCGGGACTCGTACCGGTCTTCCCGATCCTCCTTGCCGGACTTCTCCATCGTGAGTGGGCCACGAGGAAGTTCAATGAGAGCGGCGGCCATAAATTACACCCACGCTCCAGGCATACCTTGGGAGGAAAACTTGCGGCCATCCGAGCTAATATCCGCGCACCCGGCGTCCACCAACCCCTCCTGTTTCATGATCCGCTTCCGCTCACTCCAGTCCGTTACGTAGGTGAGTTTCTCCTTGCCGTCCGGGGTATTCTTTTCGGTCATCCAGACCCCTTCCCGGTGGGCGTATTCCAGCTTGCGGTCGTTGTAACGAGAGCTTATCGGTCCAGTGAACACCACTCCGAACCGGGAAATCATAAGCGCCATCCCGGCCCCACAAGCCGGGCAGGACGGCTCCGGGTCGGAAGTGTGGAAGAAATGCTCTACTACCTTGCCGTACTCCCGGCAATCCGGCGATTTGCAGCTATGTTCCTTGATCGGCATCGGGTTTGTCCAGATCTGGACGCTACGCCTTCACCGGCTCCGCCACATCCATCCGATCGAACTCGGGAACATCCACGGTCTTACGGATAAAGGCGGCGATGTCCGTTCCGGTGGCGTGTTCTTTTTCCAGCACTTCACGGATCATCTGGATATCTTCCTTGGTGAAAAATACGGTCTCTGCGTCGGGCGACATCTGGTACCCCCAACCCTGCGCCACGCCGTAATCCATCAGGCTCTGAGTGGCCTGGTCCAACGTAACCCCCTGGCTGGCCGCAATCTCCCGCAAGACTGGTTCGTAGGTGGGGTCGATTCGCCATTTGGCTACCAGGCACCCCTGGTCTATCCCGCTCCCATTCTCCACCGCTTGCACCACGGACTGGGGGTCAAATTCTCCCAATACGCCCACGATCTGCTGTACCGTGGAGCCATTCAAGATCAACCCGCCCTCCGCCATGTCCGTGAGAGCGCCCAGGGCCAAACCAGCGATTTTCTGGGAATCCGGCATCTCCATGGGAATCAAGTCGCAAAGCTGTTGAGCCTGCTTCTCGGTCAACTCCACCTCCACGGCATAGGTCTTCGTTTTCGTCATACTTCATCCTCTACCTTCGGATAGTACTACCAGATACCTGATCTGGCAAGGGTTATCCAGAATGCTCCAATTCCATTTCCTCCTCAGTTTTCCCGAGTTCCGTGATATCGAATTGCACCGCGTGACCCTCTACAGAGTTTCGATGTGATTGGATCAGCATACACTTGCAATGCGGGCAGCTAACCCCAGGAGACCCGTCCGTGTCCCAGGTGGTCTTGCAGCGCTCGCAAACGTTGCTCCAGTCCGCGATCTTCACCCGGCTGCCCTGGGAGTGAACCGGGATGAAATTCATATCCTCGCTGTAGTCCATGTCATGAGCACAGAAGAGCGCGATCATCCCGGCGATCAATTCATCGTCGTGAAAATTCCGCTCTGCGCTGGCCCGCTGGTCATCGTAGTCGTCCTTCTGGAAGCGCTTCATTTCAAAAGCAAAATTGTACGACCGGATGATCCACAACCTAGCTTTTAGCCACCGTACCGCCGTTTGCCAGAGCATAGGTTTTGAGCGGAGATTCGTGACCCATCCGAGCTTCTGGGAGATCGGATTCTTGGAGTCGTAGTGCTTCCACACGAACATGTTGGGATACAAGTACTGCAACCGTACCGTGTTGAAGCAGCTATCAAATTTGTTGACTTCAATCGAGACTAGGGCTTCGTTATATAGTCGTCCCAACCAGTTGACCGGGCTAGCTAGGCCGATCGGATCTACTGTGTTCGAGCGCCACAGAGCCACCTGCTCATCCGGCCAGCGTCCGTTAGGAGATACCTTATTTACGAAAATCACCGAATAATCGGACTTTCCTCCCAGGCCTTCCGCTACATCCACCCCGATCGAATAGCTACATCCCGGCATGGGAAGCTCCCAGATTTGCAGCGGGTGCTCCTCTTCCCACCGGTGATCTTGAGCGCAGGATTCCATCGCGCACTTACCGGTATGGGGGTCTTTGACGTAGTGTAGACCTCCCTTGTCGTCCACATCCCCCCAAATCATGGGATTTTTATCTACACAAATGTTGACAAACTCGTGACAGGATTCTGGAAATACCTGGATACCGGATAACTGGAAGCTCTCTTCTGCGGTAGAGGCCAACTCCTCGCGCAGCTTCTTTACGGAGTCCGGACCCTTCTTGACGGCATTGATTCGGGCGTGGCGCATAAACCGGAGTTGTTCATCGGTTAGGATTACGGGCCGCGTGACCCCCACCCCGCACTCTGAGCAGGTTTGATCTACTCGATTTAGTTTACGGAAATTAGATTCAAAATAGTGACCGCATTCCGTGTTGTCGCACAACACCCAATCCCGAGAAATCTTCTGCCGCATATCCAGTTCCGGTTGGTCAGGAACCCACCCTTGCGGAGGAGGGAGTACGCGGGTCTTCTCAAAAAACCAGGGGATGAATACCGGTAGCCAATCAGCCTCTTCGGCCAAGTCTACCTGCCCCTGCCACATTTCTTCCGAGGGGGAACCGGCACCCTTGCCGGTGCTTTCCAGGAAAGCAAACGAGTGGGTGTTGTCGGCCAGGGCGTGGATCATGTCACCGTCGATAATCTCAGAGAACTTCGACCACTCCCAGGAAGCATACTCGGATAAGTGGACTGCGTTCAGCCTCATCCCACGGCCCACTCCACCCACCTGCATCGCGCTCTGCACGGTGACTAGGGATTGGTTTCCTGGATTGTCACGGCGCTTGCTGGCGTCTGGGTTGGCGAAAGACAGACCGGTCTCCTGTTTCCGGGAAGCTACCATGGGCTGCAACCACCATGGCAACATGTCCAGGATGTGGGTCATGATGCCGTACAGGTAGGTGGCGTGCGAGTCATCATGACTTACCACCATGGCGTTTCGGTTACTGAAGAAGATCGTAGCCCAGGCGATCAACCCCTCTATTACGGTCGAGCAACCCAACTGACGTGCCTTTAGAATCATCATCTTCTGGGCTTTTGTGGGGAATTTTCGCTTGAGCCAGTACCATCGTTCTAGGATTAACTCCTGCGATTCCCAAAGACGGAAGGGGACATCCTCCCCGTCTTTAGTTTGAATCCAAAAATAGTTTCTGGCGGCATAAGAGAAGTCTTTTCGGCAGCGCTCCAGTTCCTTGGCGATCACCTTGTACTCGTCGTCAGTGATCTCCCCCCAATTTTCCCGGCGCTCCGGCTGGTCGAAGTGGCGAATAATTTCCACCACCTCCACATCTCTCTTCCAAATGACGCTCATCTACTCCTCGATCATTTGCGCTACTGGAGCCACCTCAACTACCTGCGCCTTTCGATCTCGGTCATCAAGGAGGCGGACTAGGGAGTCAAAACTCTTGTCGGTGGTGCGGGCGTCTACCGCCAGGTTGTTCTGGAGGTTCACTACAACGCCGCTCTCGTTCTTCACCAGGCCGATCGCCTTGGCGAACATATCCATCCCGGTCTTATCCCCATTTCGGATCATCCGTTGAACAGTAATCGCGAAATCCGCCGAGCAGTTAGAGAGTAGGAACAGGGAAAGCTGTTCCACGTACTTGCCAAACTGGCGCTTTGAGATCCGGTTTTTCTTCAGGATAGACGCGGCGTGGTCGGGAAATTTCGACGGCTCCTCCCACTTTGGAGGCCCTGGTGGTTGATCTCCGGAGTTCTTAGTTTTGCGTTTTTTCTTTACCGGTACAGTGATATCAATCACACTCATAATGGTAGTATACAGTTTCCAACCGGTTCATTGACCACGCTACGGTAGCCCGGCGCGCGCCACCAAATCGTGTCTCCTCCCGTAATCGGCGGCGGCTCCAGGTGAAAGCCACTGGGGTTCGCATGACAGCGACCATCGGCCAGAAGCGACCCCACGATGACCGTGAGCGTGCCCGGCGGCGGTGGCTGGATGGTCACCGGCACGCAATTGCTTGGTAGCGACTCTACGCCGCCCACAACGGCCTTGACCACGTAGGCGTAGCCGCCAGCGGATACCGTATCCGTGTAGGTCTTCGCGGTGATTAGGTTGGCGATGCGGACGAAGGTGGGTGCCACGCAATCACCCGGCGAACGGTAGACCGAGAACGTGGCGGTTGGGTCCGCGTAGGTCCAGGAGAGCGTGGCGGTCGCGGCGTTCAGTTTGGCGCAGAGTCCTGTTGAGAACCACAGAAACGCCAGCCAGCCGATGAGGTAAAATAGGCGTTTCATTGTCGTGCCCACAGTTTCCTCTCCAGGTACCGGAGCAAGCGCGCCGCCAACTTATCCGACGCAACACTAAGGCATAGTCCTGGCACCAACCCGAGGATGAACCCCATCCCGAGAATCGCGAAGAATGCGAAACTGTCTAAGGAAATCATCGCTCTAACGCCCTCCTCATCAGCATCCAGTGTATCGGATCTACCGTGCCTGCTACCCAGGTCGGCCCCTGCGGTCCAAGGTCAAATTCTGTTAGCACCGTGTCGGTGTTCGACGCGCCGTTGCCCAACACCGTGCAGCCAACTCTTCCGCCGTTGTACTTTGGGCAAAGCCCCGCAAGCGGGCCGGGGAAGCCAAGAATGGTTGCCTGCCCGGTTACGAAGTCCGGGGCTTTCGTCCACGGTCCCCATGGTGTCGGAGCGGTTGCAAATCCGGCTGTGGTGCTCAGGGTTCCATTGCTCTGGTTCCACATGGAAAAAACACCGAAGTCCTTCAGGTACGACCACGAGGAAGCGGCGAGAACGCCAACAGCTTGGACCACGCCGCCAGAAATATCTGCGGCTGGTTGGCCGCTTGCACCTGCTGCTGTCCAGACCGGGCCGGAAGGATTCGAGACGACATCGTAGTTGGCCGGGAGCATGATCGCGGTCCCGAGGCTCTTGGCTACCCGCGACATGTATAATTCCAAGCTGGTGTTTGAGGAAGGAAACGCCGCGAGGTAAAGATAGGCCGGATCGACTCCCGCTGCTACCGGGCAATTCGTGTTTTCTTGACAGAGGAACTCGACGTGCATGAGGCGCGTCATCTTGTTGGTTCCGTCCGCCAGCGGCCACTGGAATCCCGCAGCATCTACGGGGTTATCTCCGTCTGCTTTCCAGTTCGCCGACGTGCAGGTATTCCCGCCAGCCTGAAAAGTTTTATAGTTACACCAGTGCGCGCCGCCATCAGGCGACATAATCAGGCCGGAAGCAAATGCGTCAAACGGCGATCCGTGCGTCATGCAGAAAATCGGCAGATACAGGACGCCATTTAGGCTGAACGGCTTCCTGGATTTCATTTCGTGCACACCGTCGTAGCAGTCTTGCCCGCTACTCCCACCATAACTGGACATGTCGTTGACCAGTCCGAATGTGGCGGATGGCGCGACCGGGTCGTAGGTCAATAACTCAGTCAGACAGATATTCCGCGAGACGCACCCATTGCCGATGCCATCGTTGTACTGGACGATGATCGAGCCACCATTCCAGGGACCGGCACGCGTTGCCGCACTGACCCAAGTCCCCATCTGGGTGTCGCCGGTGCCGTTGGCGGTGTTGAAAATGGAAGTGGCGTAAGGGCGCGGCGCAGGCGCAAACGAAGTCGTGTGAACACCGCTGCTGGTCGGATTAGCCGTGAACGGCTTCACTGCCACGAGTACGACTCCGTGGTCCCCCGTACCGCCGCTCCGCGTCCATCCCATCGTGTTCGCGCCAGCCGACACCGGCCCAAGGTAGCCCGCCGCCGCCGTGAGTGCGCCCGCTGTGGCGACATTGATGCTCTCGGTCTGCCCATTCGCGGCGGTCAGCGTGCCGTTCTGCGATAGCGCATGCCCGATGATCCAGTCATTTGCGGCGACGGTAGTTACCGAGGTGGTGATGGTATTGTTGGTGACCGCCACGGCGTCAAGCGAATTGAGGACCGAGGGCAAGTCTTGGTTGACGCCATTCAGCACGATTGAGCTAAAGACGCCTCCGTGGAAACTCTGATCGGTCGCCGGGAATGTGACCACGACCGGGAACGTGCCTACAGGCGGATTCGGCATCCACCATGTTTGACAACTCCACGGCGCGCTGGTGCAGCCGGTGATCCCAGGTACGACCGTCAGGGCCACGCCCGCGAACTTAACCGAGGTGGGGTTGCCATTCCCCACCATGTCGGAGGTGACCCAGAACCCGCGATAGTTTCCGGCTGCTACGGTGTGATTCCACGTTCGGCTGGAGACCCCCGAACCGGCGAAGCTATCGTTGGCTACCGAGTTGAATGTGATGGCCCCCCATCCGGGGAGCGCCAACGCGAGAGTGAGGAGGAGAGTTTTCATTTGCTGAATACCCCAACTG